TATGATCAAGCGCATGGTCATCGAGGCAGCCGCCACCGATGACCCGAATGCACCGCTCGTGCCTGGTGATAGTCAATGTAAATTCTGCCGCGCCAAGGGTTCTTGCTCCGCGCTGGCTGGTAATGTAATGAAGGAGATTGGTGTCATGTTTCAACCTGTTGCCCAAACCCAGGTTCTTGATGTCGCCCAGCAGGCGGCAGACAAAGACCCCAGCACCATGGACGATCAGCAGATCCGTCAGATCATGGAGGCAGCACCCCTGATGCGTCAACTACTCGAGGCTGTCGAGGAGGAAGCTCTGCGTCGTCTGAAAAGCGGCCAGTCGATCCCCGGTCTCAAGCTGGTCAACGGTCGTGGTTCACGTTCTTGGGGTTTACCCGAAGCTGAGATGGCCGAGAAGCTCATCAAGATGGGAGTACCCAAGTCGGCAGTCTACGAGACCAAACTTGTGTCGCCTGCCAAAGCTGAGAAGCTGACGTGGGAAGCTACCAAGGCTGGTGAGAAGGTGCGCAAGCAACTCTCCGAACGCCAACTCAAAACCCTCGACAACGAGTACACAGTCAAGTTGGCTGGCAAGCTCACTGTCGCCCCCGAATCCGACAGCCGTCCTGCGGTTGTCATGGATGCTGCGCCGATGTTCAGCGCAGTCGAGACAGCACCTGCTGTCGAAACCCTGCCCTCGTGGCTTTCGTAACCTGTTAGGAGTCAATCATGTCCGACATCATTTATCTGTCAAACGTCCGCCTGTCATTCCCCCACATCGTGGAGCCACAGAAGACCGTCAACGAGCAAACCGGGCAAACCCGGATCAGCTACAACGGCGACTTCATCATGCCCAAGGACCATGCTGGTGTGCAGCAGTTCATGCAGCGATACAGCGCCATGGCCGTTGAGAAGTGGAAAGAGCACGCTCAGACCGTCATGCAGATGATCCAGCAAGACCGCAAGACCCGTTGCTACGGCCTGGGTGAAGAGCGAGTCAACAAGAAGACGTTCCAGCCCTACGACGGTTATGCTGGCATGTTCTACATCAGCGCTGGCCGCGACACACCCCCGCAGATGATCCAGCCCGATGGTTCGCCTGTCGATCCGTCCAACTCCATGGCCTACCAGCAGCTCGCTCGCAAGATGTACGGCGGTTGCCGCGTCAACGTGGCCGTCAAGCCCTGGCTGCAGGAGAACAAGCATGGTCGCGGCATCCGCTGTGACTTGGTTGCCATCCAGTTTGATGGCGACGACAAGGCCTTCGGTGAGGGCAATGTGGACGCGTCCGGCATGTTCGGTGCCGTGGCCTCCGGTGCAGCCGTCCCCGGCTTTGCTGCGACCCCTGCTCCCGCCGCTGCCGCGATGCCCGCTGCACCCTTCGCCGCTCCTGCGGGCCTGCCGCCCTTCATGACCGGTCAGTAAACGAATCGGGGCCACTGCCTCTGGGGGTTCCCGGGGGACCGGCCAGTGGCCCCACCTTCAGGTAACAGTAATGAGTAATGACTATGTGTTCGATATTGAAACCTACCCCAACGTCTTCACGTTGGCGGTGGAGCACGCGCAAGCCCCGATCAAATGGTCGTTTGAGATCAGTGACCAACGCAATGACAGCCGGGGCATCATCGATTTTCTCCAGTTCCTCAAGGAAACGAATGCGCGAATGGTGGGCTTCAACAACCTCGGCTTTGATTACCCGGTAATCCACACCCTGATCCGCATGGGTCACAGCGACGCCAACACGCTGTATCAAAAGGCCATGGCCATCATCGGTTCACAAAGCAGCGATGAGGACGACAGCAAGTGGATGCACCAGGTCAAGCCCGCTGATCGTTTTGTAGAGCAGGTCGATCTGTTCAAAATTCACCACTTCGACAACAAAGCCCGAGCCACTAGCCTGAAGGTGCTGGAGTTCAACATGCGCTCGCACAACATCGAGGACTTACCATTCAAGGTAGGTACGACACTGAGTGCCGAGCAAATCGAGACGCTCAAAAAGTACAACACCCACGACGTCTCAGAGACAAAAGCCTTCATGCGTCACACATCTGAGATGATTGCATTCCGCGAGAAGATGTGCGAGTTGTACCCCGGCAAAGACTGGATCAACTTCAACGACACCAAGATTGGCAAAGAGTTCTTCATCATGAAGCTCGAGGAGGCTGGTGTCGCGTGCTACGACTTCGGCCCCAAAGGTCGCACACCTCGCCAGACACCACGCCCCCAGATTGCTCTGAAGGACGCCATCCTGCCATGGATCAACTTCAATGACCCAGCCTTCACTAGGGTGCTGGAGTGGCTCAAGGCACAAACGATCACCGAGACCAAGGGCGTGTTTACTGATCTGACAGCACGCGTCGGCGGCATCGACTTTGTGTTTGGTACTGGCGGTATCCATGGGTCACTGGAGTCCACGGTGGTGGAGGCGGACGATGAGTATGCCATCATTGACCTAGACGTGAGTTCGTACTACCCGAACCTGGCCATCGCCAACGGGTTCTACCCTCAGCACCTTGGCAAATCATTTTGCACGATCTACAAGAACCTGTACGAGCAACGCAAGAGTTACCCTAAGAAATCCGCAGAATCAGCGATGCTCAAGCTCGCGCTCAACGGGGTCTACGGTGACAGCAACAACCAGTTCAGCGTGTTCTATGACCCGCTGTACACCATGACCATCACGCTCAATGGTCAGCTGTTGCTGTGCGTGCTGGCCGAAGGGATGCTGTCGATTGAAGGTCTACAGATCGTGCAGGTCAACACCGACGGCATGACGGTCAAGGTGCCACGCTCGCAGATGTTCATGGTCTCGGCTGTTCGCGCTGCCTGGGAGCATCGCACCGGGCTGCAACTGGAGCAGGTTGAGTATTCCCGCATGTTCATCCGCGATGTCAACAGCTACATCGCCGAATACACCAACGGCGACGTCAAGCGCAAGGGCGCCTACGAGTGGAAGTTGGGTTGGGAAAAGAACCACGGCGGCCTGGTGATCCCCAAGGTGGCCGAGCAGGTTCTCCTCAAAGGTGCACCGATCCGTCAGACCGTGGAGCAGTGGCCTGAGATCATGGACTTCATGCTGCGCACCAAGGTGCCGCGGTCCAGTTACCTGCAGTGGGGCGAAGAGCAGACGCAAAACGTCTCACGGTATTACATCGCCAAAGGTGGCAAGCCTCTGAAGAAATGGATGCCACCTCTCAAGGGTAAGCAAGAGTGGCGGCAGATCGGCGTCGAGAGCGGTTGGGATGTGCAGGTCTGCAACAACCTGGACGACGCTGGAAAGCTGCCAATCGATTACGACTACTACGTCAGAGAAATTGAAAAACTTGTATTGGGGTTAGCATGAGCGCATTGGACAAGCAAGTGGCGGGTGACCACTATAAAGACCAACCGATCCAGCCTGTTGAATACATCTACGCCAACGCGATTGGGTACTTCGAGGGCAACGTAATCAAGTACGTCAGCCGCTGGCGCAAGAAAAACGGCATCGCTGATCTGGAGAAAGCAAAGCACTACATCGAGTTGCTGATCGAGATGGAGAATCGCAAACAGGATGGAGAGTGCAATGCTGGAAAAACAGATTGAAACGAAGGTCTGTGACTACGCCAAGTCAAAAGGTTTGCTTGCGTACAAGTTCACCAGCCCCGCACGGGCTGCTGTGCCCGATCGTATGTTCATCACGCAAGATGGCCGTGTGTTCTTCTGTGAATTTAAAGCTGCTGGAAAAAAGCCAACAGAAGCTCAAACCCGGGAACACCAACGACTCAGGCAGCACAAAATAAACGTCTTCGTGATCGACAACATCAACGAAGGCAAAGTAATGATTGACGTAATGGTAATGGGATGCTGAACTGGTGTATCATGGATAGAGTACAACTCTGGTAAATACCATGATCACTCAGGCCCGACTGCACGAATTGTTTATCTACGACTCAGGGCGGTTGCTTCGTCGAAAAGCTGTGAAGGGGTCACCCCTATTCACGGAAATCGGCACAACCAAACCAAAAGGGTATCGCGTTGCGGTGGTGGACGGAAGAATGTATCGGGTTCATCACCTAATTTGGATGTACCACCGCGGTCATTTTGTTCCAGAGTTGGACCACATCAATCGTCAAAGAAGTGATAACCGCATCGAAAATCTACGTCCT